AAGAACAAGGCCTGGTACCGCCTCCACGCTCTGCAGAGCCGCAACGGCCAGACGTACATCGCCGGCGCCTACGGCATGTGGGGCGCGCTGGACCCGATGAAGATCGAGCCCGACTGGCAGTCGATCGACGAAGCGGAGCGCGAGCGGCTCCGCCGGGAGCAGGAGGCGATCGAGGCGCGCGAGCGCGCGAAGCGCGAGCGGCTGGCGAAGGCGGCGGCGCTGCGAGGGCGGCAGCAGTACCGGCACGCCCTCGACATCGGGCCGTGTCCCTACCTCGAGCGCAAGGGCGTGAAGCTGCAGAAGCCGCTCAAGGTCACGGAGGACGGCACGCTCATCGTGCCGGTCTGGCGCTACGCGGGCGAGACTCGCGAAGCGTTGGGCGTGCAGAAGATCGGCCCCGACGGGGTGAAGAAGTTCAACAAGGGGATGACGCAGCAGGGCGGGGCGTGTCTCCTCGGCGGCGTGAAGCCGAATGCTCCGGTGTACATCGCTGAGGGGGTGGCCACGGCCCTCTCCATCCGCGAGGCCATGGAGCTCGTGGTGCCGGTGTACGTGGCGTTCAACGCGGGCAACTTGCTCCCGGTGGCGCAGATGGTGAAGGCGCGGCACCCGGAGTGCCCGATCGTGATCTGCGCCGACGACGACTGGAAGACGGTGTGTGACCGGCACCAGCGCGAGGGGCGCGAGACGCCCATGGCGATCGATGCGCCGGACCGCCCCGACTGGTGCATGTGTCTGCCCGGCGAGGTCTACGCCAGGCGGGCGGTGGAGCAGGTGGGCGCGCGGCTGGTGCTGCCGAGGTTCGGCGACGGACGCGGCGACAAGGACACCGACTTCAACGACATGCAGGCGCGCGAGGGTTTGCCGGCGGTCCGCGCACAGCTTCTCGGCGCGCATCCGGCCCCTGCGGCGGCGCCGCCAGCCTCGCGCGAGAAAAAGCGCAAGCCACCTCAGCCGCCGGATGCCGGTGTCTTCGCGCGGGCGCTGAAGGACTGGACGCTCATCCGTGGTACGGAGACGGTGTTCGATGCGTCGGTCTGGGCGATTGTGAAGGTCTCGCATCTCAGGCTGGCCGAGGGCGAGGGCTTCGTGAAGTGGTGGCTGGAGAACGACGAGCGCCGGACCGTCTGGCGCGATGACGTGGTCTTCGAGCCTAGCGGTGCGCCCGCGCATCAGCTCAACCTGTTCCGCGGCATGCCCATGCAGGCCGACGCGTCGAAGTCCTGCCAGCGCGTGCTCGAGCTGCTGCAGTACCTTTGCGGGGAGGAGGGACAGGACCAGGCGCCGGTCACGGAGTGGGTGCTGCGCTGGTGCGCTCTGCCGCTGCAGCGGCCTGGCGCCAAGATGCGCACCTCGATCGTGATGCACGGCGCTGACGAGGGGACGGGCAAGAACATGTTCTGGTCCGTGGTGCGGGCGATCTACGGGTCGTATGGCGGCATCGTCACGCAGTCGGAGCTGGAGTCGCAGTTCACGGGGTGGGCGTCGCAGAAGCTCATGCTCGAGCTGCGCCACCAGGCGGGCCGGCTGAAGAACTTCATCACCGAGCCGGAGTTGTGGATCAACGAGAAACACCTGCCCATCCGGCAGGAGTCGAACCACATCAACTTCGTCTTCCTGAGCAACGAGACACTGCCGCAGATCCTCGGCCACAAGGACCGGCGCTACTGCGTCGTGCACACGCCGGCCGCGAAGCCTCGCGAGTTCTACAATGACGTGGGGGCGGAGATCGATGCCGGCGCGGTGGCCGCGCTGTATGCCTACTTGCTGTCGGTCGATCTGACCGGCTTCGACGAGTTCGCGCCCCCGCCGATGACCGACGCGAAGCGACAGCTGATCGACCTGTCCAAGAACAGCGCGCAACTGTTCGTGGACGAGTGGCGCGACGGTGCGCTGCCGAATCCGTTCGGGCCGTGCGCGACGCGAGATCTGCATGTCGCATACATGCGCTGGTGCCGGCTCACGAACGAGCGGGTGGTGTTCAGCGAGAAGCGCTTCATTGGCGAGGTCTGCCACTACCTCAACGTGGCACAGAAGCAGAAGCGTCGGATGCGTGTCCCACGGCCTGGCATGGTGGACCCGCAGCCGACGATGGTGCTGGTGATGGGAGAGCCTAAGGCGGGCCAGCAGGAGCCGCAGTGGATCTCCGCGTCCGTCTCCGAGTTTTCGGATTCTCTCCGCGCGGGAGAGTTGGAGGGTCACGCGTGACCCGGTCCGTGCAGGGTGTGCAGGGTTGCGTGCAGGGTCCGTGCAGGGTCCGAAGGCGAAAACGCCTTGCGAATCAACGTCCGTGCAGGGTGTGCAGGGTCGACCCTCCGAAACCTATGCATGTGCGCACACGCACACGAGCGCGCGCCCGTGTGCCCGTGTGTGTGCGGAATTCCCGTTTCTACCCTGTACACCCTGTACACCCTGCACAGTCGTTGATTTCAAAAGCGAATCAGCGTGCAGTGTCCGTGCAGGGTGTGCAGGGTTCCTGGAAGGGCCACCGATGATCAGCCTCGACATCAAGACGAACTTCCCTGCCGTTGCTGCGCAGCTGCGACAGCTGCCGACGGATGTAGGGAACAAGGCGATGGCGCGCGCACTGAACCGCGTCATCGACACCGGGCGATCCCGCATGGCACGGGAGATCTCGGGCGAGTTCAACCTGCCGTCGTCAAAGGTAAGGGAACGACTCGACGTGCGCAGGGCGTCGGGATCGGGCAACGCGATCCGACTCACTGCAACGCTCGAAGCGACCCGGCGGATGCGCGGTCGGTCCATGAACGTGATTGCGTTCCTCGAGCGCTCGGTGTCGCTTGCCGAGGCCAGGCGTCGTGCGAAGTCCGGAACGCTGAATGACCTGCGGTTCCGGTTCAAGCGCACGGGTGGACCGAAGCGGATCCAAGGCGCGTTCATCGGCAACCAGGGCCGCACCGTGTTCCGTCGCGTTGGCAAGGGAAGGCTGCCGATCCAGGTAGTGTCGACCATTGACGTGCCGCAGATGTTCAACGCCCGCCGCATCAACGAGCACGTGCGCAAGGTCATGCTCGATCGCTTCGAGCTCGAGTTCACGCGCGAGGCTGCCTTCTACCTATCGAAGGTGGGCCGATGAGGTCGTGGGTCCTTCCTGGAGGGTGGTCCGGTACGGCGCGAAACGACCGCAAGATTGCGCTACTGAATCGCTCGTTCCAAACGCTTGACATCACGGCACATTTCCCCGGGGTCGCGTAGATGCCTGAGCTGATCACCCAAGCCGAGTACGCCCGCCGCGTGAACGTGTCGCGGCAGGCCGTGCACGACTGGGTGTCGCGCGGCGTGATCCACCTGGTCAACGGACTGGTGGATCCCGACCAGGCGCAGGCCGCGATCGCGGCGGTCCACGACCCGGTGCGAGACCAGCGCATCCTGGCTGCCGGTACCGCCGCGCCCGAAGTGCCGAAGGGTGACGACGATTCGTTCGCCCGCGCGAGGGCCCGCCGGGAGATGGCCGAAGCGGAACGCGCCGAGCTGAAGCTGGCGCGCGAACGCGGCGAGCTCGCGCCGGTGTCGGTGATGCAAGCGGCACTCACGCGCGTGGCTGCCCGCCTGGCGGCGATCCTCGACGCGGTGCCGGTGCAGATCGCCCGCGCGGCGCCGCATCTCACGCGCGCAGATCTCGACATCATCGAACAGCAGCTGGCGGCCGCGCGGAACGCCGCGGCGGACATCGAGGTAGATCTCCATGAAGTCGCTCGACAGCCCGTCGCTGCAGAGTAGGCCCATGGCCGACCGCATTGACGACCTGCGGACGATGCTGGGCCTGGTGGCCAACGAGCTGCAGCTGGAGAAGCCCGCGGTGGACCGCCTCGAGGTGCTGCTGCGCACCCAGTTCGGGGGTGGGCGAATCTACGTGGCCAAGCGCAAGACGGAGGTTCGACTGATGGACCCCGGGCAGTTGCCTCCAGTGTCCAAGCGCCAGTTACGCCGACTGAAAAAAAACCGCTGAAGCGGACATTTTTTGGGTAGAAAGTGTCCGCGTACCCGCTGCACGATGCGGGTGCAATGGACCTCTCCGAAATCTCACGCGCGATCGCACAAGGCCTCTCACCCCTGCGGGTGAGGGCGCCCATGTCGTTGCCGGAGTGGGCCGAGAAGTACTTCTATCTGTCGGCAGAGTCGAGCTATGTGGAAAGCCAGTGGGTGGCCTTCCCGTACCAGCCGGCCATGCTGGCCGTGATGGCCAGCGATGCGGTTCGTGAGGTGACGTGCGCAAAGAGCGCGCGTGTCGGCTGGACCAAGATGATGCTGGCGTGTATCTGCTACAACGCTCAGCACCGCCGCCGCAACCAGGCGATCTGGAACCCGACCGACTCCGACTCGGACGAGTTCTGCAAGGTCGACCTCGAGACGGCGCTGCGCGACGTGCTCGTGATGTCCGACGTGTGGACGCCGGACCTGGCCAAGAACCGCGCGAACACCCTGCGAACCAAGCTCTTCCGCGGCTCGACGTTGCATCTGCGCGGTGGCAAGGCCGCCAAGAACTACCGCCGGCTGTCCGTGGACGTCGCCTACATCGACGAGCTGGACGGCTTCGACCACGATATCGAGCGTGAGGGCGCGCCGGACAAGCTGGTCGCCAAGCGCGTCGAGGGCGCCACCTGGCCGAAGCTGATCGTCGGCAGCACGCCCAAGACTGCGCTCGACTCGCAGATCGAGCCGCGTCTGCAGGCCATGGATGTCATCTACGAGTTCGCCGTGCCGTGCCCGCACTGTGACGAGCTGCACGCGCTGACGTGGACGGCGAACAAGGGCCCGCACGGCCTGCGCTGGGTGAACGACGACCCGGCCACGGCTGCCCACCAATGCCCGCACTGCGCGGCGATGATGACGCAGGCCGAGTTCCTCCAGGTGTGGGTGCGCGGCTTGTGGATCGGAGACGACGGCTCGCACCTGGCGAAGGACGGCTCGCATCGCGTGCTGGCCGATGGCACTGCCGCGCGGCTGCCGTCGCGGGTCGGCTTCCGCATCTGGACCGCGTACTCGCCGATGACCGACTGGTCGAGCATCGTGCGCGACTACCTCGACGCCGCGGCCAAGGCGGCCCGGGGCGACAACTCGTTGCTGAAGTCCTTCACGAACCTGACGCTCGGCCAGGTGTGGGAGGAGGTCGTCGAGAAGACCGAGGCCAATGACCTGGTGGCGCGCGCAGAGGCGTACCCGCTGCGCGTGGTTCCGCTGGGTGCCCTGATCCTCACGGCCGGCATCGACGTGCAGGACAACCGGTTCGAGATCGTCGTCTGGGGCTGGGGTCGCGGCGAAGAGTCCTGGGTCGTGGACTACACGGTGCTGCACGTGGACCCGGCGATCGACGAGTCGTGGGTGAAGCTCGACAGCTACCTGTCCACCCGCTTCCGTCATGCCGGCGGCCAGTGGATCGGCATCGACGCCGCGGCCATCGACACCGGCGGCCACCACACGCACCAGGCGTACAAGTTCGCGGCAAAGCGGCACGCCCGGCGGGTCTTCGCCTGCAAGGGGCACAACGTCGCGGGCAAGCCCATCGTGGCGAGCTCGAACATGGTCGACATCAACATGGACGGGCGCATCGAAAAGCGCGGCGTACGGCTGTGGATGATCGGCACGGACACGGCGAAGGACCTGCTGTTCAGTCGCCTGAAGGTCACTCAGCACGGGCCCGGCTACCCGCACCTGTCGAAGAACCTGCCGCAGGAGTTCTTCGAGCAGCTGACCTCCGAAGCCCGCGTGCCGATGCGCACCGCGCGCGGCGTGGTGAACCGCTGGCAGAAGGTGCGGCCGTCGGCGCGCAACGAGGTGCTCGACTGCACCGTGGGTGCGATGTTCGCGGCGTACCGCCTCGACATCCATCGCTACACCAGCGCCATGTGGTCGCGCCTGGAGGCGGTGCTGTGCCCGCCGATCGCGGACATGTTTACGCCGACGGACGAAGCCCTGCCGCCGTCGGCCCCGGATACCCGTGAGAGCGAACCGGCGGAAAGGGCGGAGGGGGCATCGGTGGACGCCGGCACCGACGCGCCCCCGGCTGCTCCGGCTGCTGCCGCAGCGCCCCGAGTGCCCGCTCCCGTCCTCCGTCGCGCCGTTCCCAAGAAGGTCGCGCGTCGCGCGATCGCGTGGTGACGGCATGAACGTGACCTCCTTCTTCGCCGGCGACACCCTCCGCTTCGAGGTGACCCTCGATGCCTACCCGGCCAACGCGGGCAACACGCTCAAGTACCGCCTGGCCAGGATCGGCGGCGGCACGCCGATCGACCTCACCGCGTCGGCGGCTGCGGACAAGCACCTGGTCGAGGTGCTGGCCGCCACGACGAGCGGTTGGGTCGCGGGCGAGTACTCCTGGACGTCGTGGATCGAGAACGGGTCGGACAAGTACACGATCGACCAGGGCCTGGTGACGATCAAGGCGGACCCGCGCACGGCAACGACTGGCACCGACTCCCGCAGCTACGCGCGTCGGATGCTGGCCGCGCTGGAGGCGGCGCTATTGCAGCACGCGCAGACCGGGACGCTGGCCGCGTCGTACCAGATCAACGGCCGCTCCATGACGTTCCGCAGCGCCAAGGAGCTGCGCGACGAGCGCGACTACTGGGCCGCGCAGGTCGCCGGCGAGGATGCGGGCGCCGGCATCACGCAGGGCCGCAAGCCCTTCGGCAACAAGCTCCTCGTGAGGCTCGGATGACACCGTCCAAGACTGAGCGCCTGGCGTCCGCGAAGGCCTACCTGCAGCGGCGCGGCCTGTCGTCCGACTGGAGCGCGGTGCGTGAGCGTGCCCGCAATCCGCACTCGCAAGTGCTGGCGCGCTGGGCTGCGTCGCGCGTGGCGCCTGCGCCGACGAGGGCTGCGCCGGCCCGTCGGCGGGTGTCGAACGCGCGGCAGTTCAACGCGGGTGCGTCGGGCCCGTACACGTTCGGGTGGAACGTCTCCGACGCCCACGTGAACTCGTCGCTCCACCAGAACCTGCGCGCGCTCCGTGCGCGGGCCAATGCCCTGGCGCGCAACAGCGAGTACGGCAACGCCTTCCTGCGGATCGTCCAGACCAACGTCGTCGGCCCGTTCGGCTTCCAGCTGCAGGTGCCGGTGATGAACCAGAAGGGCGAGCCGGACACCGACACCGGCCAGCTCGTCGAGAACGCGTTTGCTGCCTGGGGGCGGCCCGGTGTGTGCGACTTCGCGGGCGAGCTTTCGTGGCGGGACATGTGTGATCTGTGGATCAACACCGTCGCCCGCGATGGCGAAGTGCTCGTGCGGCGCATCCGCGGTGCTGGGCCCTTCGGTTACCAGCTGCAGCTGATCGATCCGGCGCTGCTGGACGAGCAGCACATCCAGAACCTGCCCAACGGCAACCGCATCCGGATGGGCGTCGAGCTCGATCCGCAGGGCCGTCGCGTCGGCTACTGGCTGACCGGGACGGACCGGGCCGATCCGCGGCTGGGTGGCTTCGTGTCGTCGGGCAAGCGGATCCGGATCGACGCCAGCGAGATTTGGCACGACTTCCGGCCGCAGTGGATCGACCAGCTGCGCGGCGTGCCCTGGATGGCCGCCGGCATGATCCGCCAGCACCGCCTCGAAGAGTTCGAGCTGGCCGCGCTGGCGGCGGCGGAGGAGGGAGCCAAGAAGCTCGCCTGGATCTCGCTGCCCGATGGATCGATGGCGCAGATGGCCGACGGCGTCCTGGGCAACCGCCAGTCCGACGTAACGAGTGGCGGCGAGCCCGTGACCGCCGAGGCCGCCTCCACGGACCCGGAATCCGGGACCCTCTACACCGACAGCGG